ATGGGAAAATCACGATCTTCTGCCCGTCACGCATGGGAAGCCGCGTTCCTCAAGGCATTGCGTGAATACGGAAAGGTCAATGCAGCTGCGCACGCCGCCGGGATAACCACCGGGCCGCCCTATAATCGTCGCAAGGTAAGTGCATCGTTCGATGCGCAATGGAAAGAAGCGCTCGCCGCCTACAACAGAGGGAAATGCAAGCGGGTCCGCAACAGCGAGGACCGCCCCGCCCCGCGCCAGTGGAAACGCGTTTTCCTCGATGCGCTTGCGGAAACGTCCAATGTTGCAGGCTCGGCGAGACAGGCGGGCATCGCCCCGCGCGTGGCCTATCGCACCCGTCGCAGCTGCGACGAGTTCGCCGCCGAATGGCGTGTCGCGCTGTTCGAAGGATATACCAACCTGGAAATGGAAGTGCTGGGATACCTTCGCGATCCGGCGCCTGCCCACAAGATGGATGTCACCGCAGCGCTCCGCCTGCTCGCAGCCCACAAGGAGACAATCGCACAGGAACGCGCAACGCGCGCAAATGTCAGTGCCGCAGAGGTCCGCGCCTCTATCGAACGCAAAGTTGATGAACTGCGCAAGAAGGTCGCCGGGCGCGACATCCAGCCGGAGCGCCCGCACCCATGAGCCGCCCACTGTCGCGCCCCGAAGTCTGGGCGAGGCTCGAGGACGAAGAGCTGGCAGAGCATGTGGACGGCATGAGCGAGGGAGAGCTCGGCGAGTTTGCCCATGATTTCCGCAACCACGCGCATGATGGCCAATTGCCCCCACCCGACGACTGGTACATTTGGCTCGTCATGGCGGGCCGCGGTTTCGGCAAGACGCGCGCCGGGTCCGAATGGGTGCGCAGTATTGCCGACCGCGATCCACAGGCGAGGATTGCGCTGGTCGCGGCCAGTCTCGGTGAAGCGCGCGCCGTCATGGTCGAGGGCGAGAGCGGGATCATCGCCTGCTGTGCGCCCGACAAGAGGCCGACCTTCGAACCCTCGCTGCGGCGGATCAGCTGGCCCAACGGAGCTATGGCCACGCTCTATTCGGCTGCGGAACCCGAAGCCTTGCGCGGCCCGCAACATAGCCACGCCTGGTGCGACGAGGTGGCCAAGTGGTCGAACGGTCACGAGCGTGCGACGCGCAGCTGGGACAACCTTCTGCTCGGGCTGAGGCTCGGTCGGGACCAGCGTATCATGGCGACGACCACACCGCGCGCCGTGCCGCTCTTGCGCCGCCTGCTCGATGAAAAGCGCACGCAGGGGCTGGTGCTGACCAGTGGCACCACGAGAGACAATGCGGCCAATCTGCCGACCAAGTTCCTTGCCGCGATGGATGCCGAATTCGGCAATAGCGCGCTGGGCCTGCAGGAGCTCGACGGGATGCTCCTCGATGATATCGAAGGCGCTTTGTGGAGCCGCGCGCTGCTCGAGCGTTGCCGGAACGACGCGCTGGGCGATCCGCCGCTGCGCATCGTGATCGGCGTAGACCCGCCCGCTACTTCGCGCGGCGATGAATGCGGGATCGTGGTTTGCGGGCTTGGGGCTGGCGGGACCGCACAGGTGTTGGCCGACTGCTCGGTCGAGAAGCCCTCACCAGAACGCTGGGCACGGGCCGTCGCACAGGCTGCGCTGGTCTGGAATGCCGACCGCATCGTGGCCGAAGCCAACCAGGGCGGCGACATGGTGGCGAGCGTATTGCGCGCCGCCGACTTGGCGCTGCCGCTGAAGCTCGTTCACGCCAGCCGCGGCAAGTCTGCCCGCGCGGAGCCTGTCGCCGCGCTCTACGAAAGCGGGCGCGTGGTGCACGCCGGGATGTTCGCAAGACTCGAAGACCAGCTGTGCGGGATCATGGCCGGCGGCACCTACGAAGGCCCCGGCAACAGCCCCGACCGCGCCGATGCACTGGTATGGGCGCTCAGCGAACTGATGCTGGGCAAGAATACTCGACCCCGAATTCGAAACATCTGACCCAAGGAAAACCCATGTCCTTCCTCACCAGTCTCGCCTCCGCCTTCAAGGGCGGGGGACAAACCGCCGTGCCGATCGCGCGCAGCATCGTCTCGCCCTGGGCGACAGCCTTCGACGGCGGCGGCGCTACAGCGTTCGATTACCGGCAAGCGGTGGCCGACGCCTATCTGGCCAATCCGGTCGCCCAGCGCGCGGTGCGGATCGTGGCCGAAAGCGTGGGCCACGCGCCGATCGTGTGCGCGGACGAAAGGTTGGCGAAACTCTTCGCCTGCTCCTGCGCATCGCAGCCCTTGTTCGAAGTGCTGGCGGCCCAGCTTGCGCTTCACGGCAATGCCTATGTGCAGGTCCTGAAGGACGGTGCAGGCGTGCCCGTCGAACTGTTCCCGCTACGCCCCGAGCGGGTGCAGGTGGTTGCGGGAGAGGACGGGTGGCCGGCCGCCTATCGCTATATCCTCGCCGACCGCACGATCACGCTGCCGCGCGAGGACGTGAACGGATGGTCCAATGTCATCCACCTCAAGGGCTTTCACCCGACCGACGATCACTATGGTGCGGGATGCCTTGCCGCCGCGGCACCGGCCGTCGCGATCCACAATGCGGCGAGCGAGTGGAATCGCATGCTGCTCGCCAACGCGGCGCGGCCTTCGGGCGCGCTGGTCTACGATGGCGGGGATGCTGCCGGCCTGACTGCGGAGCAATTCGACAGGCTGAAGACGGAATTGCAGGCGGCGTTTCAGGGGCAGGCCAATGCGGGGCGGCCGATGCTGCTCGAGGGCGGGCTCGACTGGAAGGCGATGAGCCTGTCGCCCGCCGACATGGATTTTGCGACGCTCAAGTCGGCGGCTGCGCGCGATATCGCCCTTGCCTTCGGCGTGCCGCCCATGCTGCTCGGCCTGCCGGGAGACAACACCTATTCCAATTACCGCGAGGCCAATCGCGCGCTCTGGCGCCTCACGTTGCTGCCACTCGCGAACATGATCTGCGCCGGATTGCACAGCGGCCTTTCCGACTGGTTCGACGAGGCTGCGCGGGTCGATCTCGACCGCGTGCCCGCACTTTCCGAAGACCGCGAGAAGCTGTGGGCTCAGGTCAGCGGAGCCGATTTCCTCAGCCAGGCCGAAAAGCGCGAAATGCTCGGCCTGCCAGCCATGGAGGGCGAATAATGACCCGTGAAGACATGCTAGCGCGCCTGATCGCGCAGGCCAGCACCGAGGGCAGCGAGCTGGTGACCCTGCGCGCGATCGTCGAGGAATCGAGCGAACTGGGTGCCAAGCGGGTGCTCGACCGCCTCGGTCTCGGCGATCCCGGCGCGCAGGACGACCTCGACGAGCTGCGCGAACTGCTCTCCGCCTGGCGAGATGCCAAGGCGAGCGCGTGGAAGGCGGCAATCGAATGGCTGGTGCGGGGTATCCTCGCACTGTTGCTGGTCGGTATCGCCGTGCGCCTCGGCGCGGGCGAAATGCTGACGTGAGCGCGCTCAAGATCGCAGGCTATGCCGCCCTGTTCGACAAGCCCGACGGAATCAGCGACACGATCCTGCCCGGCGCCTTTCGGGACACGTTGCGCCAGCGCCGCGACCCGCTTCCGCTCTATTGGCAGCACCGCCCCGACCAGCGCATCGGCTGGGTCGAGCAGGCCGGCGAGGACGAGCATGGCCTGCGCATCATCGCCACAATCGACAATCCCGGCAGCCGCGCCGCGAAGATGCTGCGCGAGCGTGCGGTGAGCGGGCTCAGCTTCGGATACCGTGCGAGGGCCTATCGCCGCACGGATCAGGGGCGCGAACTGGCCCTTGTCGATTTGTTCGAAGTGAGTGTCGTGACCCACCCCCTCCAGCCCGAAGCCCGCATCCACCTCACCACCTGACCCCTGCCAGACCAACACCCCCCTCGCCGCCTTCCGGGCGGCTTTTTTGTGCCCCGTGAAGAAAGAGGAATTTCAATGGATACTCCCACCACTCCCACCGACATCGCCAGCGACCAGGCCGAAGCCAGCTTCGACATCGTCGCCCGCCAGGACAAGACCGAGACCGACGTGGCCGCGCTGCGCAGCGATGTCGACGAAGTCAAAGCACGCGTCGACAAGATCGGCCGCGCCGCCGCCCGCCCTGCCCTTGCCGGAAACACCGACCACGCTCCCGAGGTGAAAGGCTTCGTCGATGGCTATCTGCGCCGCGGCTCGACCAGCGAAGTGAAGTCGATCAGCGGCGCAATCGCCAGCGACGGCGGCTATGCCGTTCCGCGCCAGATCGATGCGATGATCGCCCGCGAATTGCAGGAGATCAGCCCGATCCGTGCCATCGCGCAGGTCGTGCAGACCGGAAGCGCGGGTTATCGCAAGCTCGTTTCCACCGGCGGCACCGCGTCCGGCTGGGTCAGCGAAACGACCGCCCGCCCGGAAACCGACACGCCGAGTTTCAGCGAAATCGCCCCGCCGACGGGTGAGCTTTATGCCAATCCGGCAGCCAGCCAGGCGATGCTCGACGATGCAGGCTTCGACCTTGAAAGCTGGCTTGCCAGCGAGATCGCGATGGAATTCGCCCGGGCGGAAGGCGCTGCATTCGTGAACGGTACAGGCTCGGACCAGCCCAAGGGTTTCCTTTCGGCGCCGGTGTCGACGGCCGAAGACGGCGTGCGTGCTTTCGGCTCGCTGCAATATGTCGGTTCGGGCGATGCAGACGGGTTCGACACCAATCCCGACGCGAAGCTCATCGATCTCGTCCACACGATGAAAGCCGGCCATCGCCAGGGCGCAAGCTTCGTGATGAATTCGGCGACGCTCGCAGAAGTCCGCAAGCTCAAGACCGCCGATGGTGCATTCCTGTGGCAGCCGGGCCTGGTCGAAGGCCAGCCCGATCGCCTGCTCGGCTATCCGGTGGTCGAAGCGGAAGACATGCCGGACATCGCCGCCGGCACCTTCCCGATCGCTTTCGGCAACTTCCGCCACGGCTACCTGATCGCCGAACGCAGCGCGACGCAGGTCCTGCGCGATCCGTTCACCAACAAGCCCTTCGTCCACTTCTACGCCACCAAGCGCGTGGGCGGCCAGGTGCTGGATTCGAACGCCATCAAGCTCCTCAAGATCGAGCTTTAACCGGAGCGCGCGGGGCTACCCCTTCCCCGTCACTCCTGCCCGCGCCGCTTCCCCCTGGCGGCGCGGGCACCCCTCGCTTCTTGCACCAGGACACCAATAATGCAGACCGACCTGTCAGGTCAGCCGCTCGACGAGCTCAAGCAGTGGCTGGCGATCAGCACAAATGAAGACGATGCGCTGCTCATCCGCTTGCTGGAGGCTGCATGGCAGGTCTGCCGGCAGTTTACGGGCATGACCGCGACCAGTTGGGACGAGGCGGAAGACGGCCTGCGTCATGGCATCGTGCGTCACGCCGCCCACCAGTATCGCGAGCGCGATGCGGGTCTCGACGGTGGCAGTTATCCACCTGCGGCGGTCGCTGCGCTGTGGCGTCCGTGGCGCACACTGCGCCTGTCGTGACCGGCTTCGAGGCATTCGCAGCGAAGTTGGAGCGTTACGCAAGAACACTCGTCCATCGGCGGCACAGGACAAGCCGCGACGACGCTGGCGCTGACTGGCGCGACCCGCGCGCGCTCTGGCCGAATTTCACTCGGAGTAATCGATAATGGAAAGCGCCCTCAGGATCGCGCTGGTGGAAGCCCTGCGCGCCGATGCGCAACTCGCCCCGTTGATCAACGCTGTAGTCGAGGAAGGGCCCTCTGCAGCACCGCCGCCCACGCTTGCGATCGTCGCCAGCGCAGCCGCCGACTGGTCGAGCAAGACCTCGTCCGGCCGCGAAATCCGCATTGCCATCGAACTGACGACACGGGGCAGTGATCCTGCCCCGGCAGCCACCATCGCAGAGCGGATCGAACAGTGCATCGCCACCCTCGCACCGCAGCAACGCGGCTTCCGGCTCGTGACAACCCGCTTCCTTCACAGCCGGACGGAACGCCGTGCCCGCGCAATCCGCGCCATCCTTCTCGAATACGCTTTCCGCGTAATCGCTGAGTAAACTCTTGTCGGAGACAACCCAATGACTGCCCAGAAAGGCTCCGCCTTCCTCCTCAAGATCGGCGATGGAGGAAATCCCGTCGCCTACGAAACCGTGGCCGGTCTGCGGACTACGCAGATGACCATCAACGGCGACAGCGTCGTTGTTACCCACAAGGACAGCGGTGGCTGGCGCGAATTCCTGTCCGGCGCAGGCGTTCGCTCTGTGTCGGTCAGCGCGTCGGGGATTTTCCTCGGCTCCGGTGCCGAGGCGACCGTCCGAGCGAATGCGCTGGATGGAACACTCGACGACTACGAGCTGTCGTTCGAAGACGGCGAGAGAATGCGTGGTCGCTTCCTTGTCCAGCGCCTCGATTATGCCGGGGATTTCAATGGCGAGCGCACTTACACGCTCCAGCTCGAAAGCTCGGGCGAGGTGGTGAGTGCATGAGCAATCATGCCCGCGGCGAAGCTTCGATCCATGTGAATGGACGCGAAATCGTCCTCAGGCCGACCTTCGATGCCCTGGTGAAGGCGGAAGCGGAAATCGGATCTCTCTTTGCGCTTGTGGAACGGGCCGGCGAAGGACGCCTGACGCTGACCGAAATCGCCGCCCTTTTCTGGTTCTGCAGTGCCCGACCGGGCTCCGTCACGCGTGACGAGGTGGGCGAGGCCGTGGTGGGAATGGGTCTGTCCGGGGCGGCGGTGCCCCTAAAGATTCTGCTCGGCCAGGTGCTGCGCGGTCGCTGACGTGTTTGACAGCTTTGCCGATGGAGCCTTGCTGCTGGCGGGCCACGCGGCGCGTGCCCTCGGCTGGCCCCCCGACATTTTCTGGAATGCCACGCCAGCGGAACTCGCGGCCTGCCTCGCTTCGAACGATGATGCCCGAACACCCCCAAGCCGCGACGAGATCGCGGCGCTGATCGAAAGGGATCGCAATGGATGACGATTTTGAGGACCTGGTGGTGGCTGTCCGCGCCGACACATCGGCTTTTGCCCGGGATGTCGCGCAGATGAAGCGCGATTTCGACAGCACGCTTGTCGACGGGTTCGACAGCGCCGGCAAGGTCCTCGAGCGCGGCCTGATGCGTGCGCTTCGCAGTGGCAAGCTTGGCTTCGAGGATCTCGGCAGGATGGCCTTGCAGGTCATGGACCAGATCGCAAGCAAGGCTCTTGGCGCAGGGATGGACGCCCTGTTTGCAGGCCTCGGGGGCGGCAATGGCACGGGTGGTGGTGCAGGCCTGCTATCCGGCCTGCTGGGCAGTCTCGGCCTGCCAGGACGCGCGACCGGCGGCAGCGTGTCGCCCGCTCGCCCTTATCTGGTCGGCGAACGGGGACCGGAACTGTTCGTGCCGACGAGCGCCGGGAACGTCGAGCCCAATCACCGTCTCGGCAGCGCCCAAACCAATGTGCGCGTTGCAATTAATCTCGCCCAGCCGCGTGGATCCAGCACGCCGGCTGCGCTGCAGCGATCTTCGCGACAGGTCGCCAGCGCCGTTCGGCGTGCTCTGCAGAACTGAAGGAGGCGACAATGGCATTCTGGCTCGCCAAGGAACGAACCGACCAGCACAAAGACTGGATCCAACGGTTCGACCCACGCTTCTGGACCATCAACTTCCCGCGCCCAATGATGGCCAGCGTGGTCAGGACCGCTCCCGATGCATTGCGCGTCGATTGCGAGTTCCTGCATGAAGGTGAACTTGCAGGGCTGATCTGGGAAAGCGAGGATCTGCTCGACCATCCCCTCCTCGCCTACAAGACAGAGCGCGATTACTCCCATTGTGTCCTGCGATTTCGATGGCAGGGCGCAGGCGTACTACCCCTCGATGCGCCTCATGGCCCGACCCTCACCATCGAGGGCCGTGATGCTTCCGGGCAGGCGCGGAGCTGGTACGTGCGCTTGTGGAACTATGCCACCGGGACGCCGCAAGACGCGCGGATCGAGCTGAGGTTCTCCGATTTGCAGGCAGGCTGGTCGCTTCCCGGCGAGATCGTGTGGCCCAAGGACATCGACCTGATGTTCATCTCCCTGGCACCGATCGGTTACGTGCAGGGCAGTAGCCAGCCGCTCGCGGAGAAAATTGCCGGCTCCGTTTCGATCAGCGAGCTGATGGCAGAGGGCGAGCGCGCAGTCATCGAGATCGGCGACATTATCGCCCCTCCGCATGAAGAACAGATCGCGACGGCCTATGACGACAGTTACCACCAGACCCCCTCGCGCATCCTGCGTACTGCCGAGAACCTCGGCTATCGGGGAAGGATCGTTCACTATGTCGGAATGAGCCATTTCATGTCGCTGGTCGCGTCGGGAAATTCCCAGCTGGCGGACCCGGCAGGAGAACTGGCAGTTCCTGCAAGGCGCTGGCACGAATCCTTTTTCGCCGAGGCGATAGCCATGGATTTCGCGCCGATCGTTTCGCTCAGCTTCGAACTATTCGATGCTTATTGCCCGCCGGAATGGAAGCAGCGCGCTCATGACGGAGGCGAGGCCCTGACTGGCTGGGAGCCTCCTTCGACGCTCCTGTCTCCGGCCAATCCGGAGGCCATGCAGTTCCTGCAGGGCGTGGCGACACGCTTCGTTGCCATGCTTAGCTCTGCAGGAGGCGATGCCCTGTTCCAGATCGGCGAACCATGGTGGTGGGTGCGACCCTCCGACAGGGCTCCATGCCTCTACGATCCGCTTGCCCTCGCTTCGCTGCCGTCCGGTGCGGACGCCATCACGGATATGCGCGACCCGATGAATAGCGCCCAGACGAGCTATCTCGATGCGGCAGGTGCCCTGCTTGCGCAAGCTACCACGGACCTTGCCCAGGCAGTCAGGGACGCTGGGCCCTCTTCGGCCGAGATATTGCTGCTTACGTTCACGCCTACCGTCCTAGATCCGGAAATGCCGGAACTGCACCGCGCGTGTCTGCCGACCGGCTGGGCGGCTCCGGCGTTCGACCGGTTGCAGCTCGAAGATTACGACTGGTTGACGAGCGGCCGCGATGCCTTGCGCCGGTCGGCTTACGCATTCGTCGACCAGAAGCTCGCCTACCCCCAAACCGCTACGGATTACCTATCCGGCTTCGTGCTCGACCCGGCCGATGCCGAGCGCGCCTGGCCCGCTATCGATGCCTGCCTCGATGAAGCACGCGAGCGCGGGGTCGAACAGCGTTTCGTGTGGGCGCTGCCACAGATCGCGCGCGACGGTTACGTTCGCCTTCCAAATCACGAGGACACTGACATGCAAGCCTTCGACGATGTCCATTTCCCGCTCGCCCTGGGGCGCGAGACCCGGATCAGCCCGGAATTCTCCACTACGGTTGCGGTCACGTCCTCGGGCCATGAACGCCGCAATGCCCTGTGGTCCGACGCCCGCATGCAATATGATGTCGGCCCGGGCGTTCGCTCGCAGAAGGAGCTCGCCACCCTGATCAATTTCTTCCGCGCGAGATACGGCCCTGCTCGCGGTTTTCGGCTGCGCGATCCCTATGATTTCAGCTCGCGCGACGGCGATGGCGAGCCGACAATGACCGACGAACTCCTGGGCGTCGGCGACGGTATCCAGGCGTCATTCCAATTGAAGCGCAATTATGACGGCCAAGAGCGGCCCATTACCAGGCCGGTAGATGGCTCTATCCTAGTCAGCGTCGACAACAGTCCCGCCAGCGGCTGGAGCCACGTGGGCATGGGCGAAATCCGCTTCGAGACTCCGCCCGCCGATGGTGCCCAAGTGAGGGCCGGGTTTCAGTTCGACGTCCCTGTCCGGTTCGCGGAAGATCGCATCGACATTTCCGGCGCCACATTCGCAGCAGGCGAGGCGCCTTCCGTGCCGCTCATCGAGATACGGGAGGGGGCATGACCCGCGTATTTTTCGATCGCGAGCTCGATACCGTCGCCGCGTACTGGCGCATTTACCGCAAGGACGGCGCTGCCCTGGCTTTCACCACCCACGATCGCGACCTGTATTTCTCGGGAATCCGGCACCGCAGCGCTCCGGCACTGCTACCTTCTTCCGTGCGGCGGACCATCGATCTGTCGGACGACGAAGCAGAAGTCCACGGTGCGTTGAGCCACGATACGATCCGGACCGAAGACATCGCCACGGGCCGCTTCGACGGTGCGCGAATCGAAACCGGAGTGGTTGATTGGGAAACGCTCGAAAATGCGCGTCTCTACATCGGTTCGATAGACGCCCTTGCAAGGGAAGACGGCCAGTTCAAAGCCCAGTTGAGTTCGATCAAACGCCAGCTCGATAAGGACCCGGTCCCCCGCTCCAGCCCCACTTGCAGGGCGCGGTTTTGCGGGCACGGATGCACGTTGCCGTCATCACGCTTCGAGGTTCGACGGGTCGCAACAGCTATCGACTACACATCGGACGCCGTCCGGTTCGATCTGGCCGAACCGTCGAATTACCTGGCGGGAAAACTGCGCTGGCTGGACGGACCTCAAGCCGGAATAGAAGCGACTATCATCGATTACTCGGGGCAAGACCTGGTTCTGGACCGACCGATCGCCGAGGGTCAGCAAGCCGGTCACCGGGCGATCCTGAGAGAAGGCTGCAACGGAACGATCGCTGCGTGTGCGGACAGGTTCGGCAATGCAATCAACTTCCAGGGCGAACCATTCCTGCCCGGAAATGATCACCTGACCCAATATCCGCAGCCGCGATGAACCGCTTGTCTGCACGCTTCGCTTGCGAAGTACAGGCGCTGGTCGGTGTACCTTTCCGCCTTTTCGGTAGGGACCCTGAAACCGGTGTCGACTGCATCGGGCTGGAACTCCCTCACTCGTATCGCCTTAGAAACGCGGACATATCCCCTTTCGTGGCCTTCGCCGACCGGCTGGGGCTCGAGCGGGCGCAAGGGCGCCCAATCGGAGGCGATATCCAGCTTGTCGAAATTGGGCCCACCCAGTTTCACGTAGTTACGCTCAACCCCATGCGACAATTCGTCCACGCCCACGCGGGTTTGCGCCGCGTCGTTTGTCAGAGCGCGGTGCCGCAATGGCCTAGGCGTGCGCATTGGCGCATTCCAGATACCTTGGAGGAAATATGGCCACTCTCGTCCTGACCGCCGCAGGCAGCGTATTCGGTCCTATCGGGGGAGCGATCGGTGCCGTTGTCGGCCGAACCATCGATGGACAGCTTTTCAAGCCAGGATCCAAGGAAGGACCTCGGCTGAAGGAGCTTTCGGTATCGGCATCCAGCTATGGCACACCGATTGCCGGCCAATATGGTGCGACCCGATCGGCAGGAACCATCTTCTGGTCGACCGACCTGCAGGAAAATTCCTCAATCCAAGGCGGAGGCAAGGGGAAACCGGAAAGCACCAGTTACAGCTATTCGGTCAGCCTCGCCATCGCCCTCTCCAGTCTGCCGATCGATGGCGTCGGCCGCATCTGGGCCGACGGCAATTTGCTGAGAGGTTCTGCAGGCGATCTGAAGTCCGGGGGAACGCTGCGCATTCACAAGGGACACGGGGATCAGGACAAAGACCCGCTTCTCGAGGCAGTCCTGGGATCGAAGTGCCCGGCCCATCGCGGCCTCGCTTATGTTGTGTTCGAAGATCTCGACCTGACCGATTTCGGCAACCGCATCCCTGCGCTCAGCTTTGAAGTCTTCGCGGGCGAAGGAGGCCGTTTCCTTTGGCAGTTGCTCCGCGACAGTGCCGCCGAAGTCGATGGCGATACCGAATTTCCCGAGCTTCTCGGTTTCAGCCACGAACAGGGCAGTTATCGCGATATTATCTCGCTGGTCGATCGGTTGAAGCCCATACACCCCGTGATTGGGGACGCTACTTTCGAAATTCGTTCGTCCGCGATTTCCGAGGCTCAGATCCCGAAACTCCCGGCTCCATCGGCGTGGGACGATGCGGAATTCGCACCCCGCTCGGGCAATGCATCAGCGCGGCAAGACACGCGCCAAGCCGGCTTTTCGGCTTTACGATACTATGACGCAAACCGAGACTACCAACCCGGGCTTCAGCAAACCGACGCATCGCAGAGCGACTGGAATGTTTTCGAGTTTCCGGGCGTCATGGCTGCTGAGAAGGCAAAGCAGGTCGCGATTACCGCGAATAGACTGTCGGGGTTCATGGCCGAGACCTTGGCATATCGGATCGCCGAGCTCGACCCGAAGATTGCGCCTGGAACGATCGTCAGTGTGCCTGGGCGTTCCGGACTCTGGCTGGTCACGAGCTGGGAGTGGCGCGAACGGGGCGTGGAGTTGCAGCTGGCACGATATCGAAGCGGTGCGGCAGGAGCGCAGCCAGCAGACTCGGGCGATCCATGGCGCCCGCTCGATCGCCTTGGTGCAGAGACGTCGCTGCGTGTTTTCGAGCTGCCTTGGGACGGGACCGGATCCGCTTCCGAGCGCGTGGCGTTTGCGGCAATCGGGGCATCATCGGGTCGGTGGTCGGGTGCAAGGCTTTTCACCCAGATCGCTGGCGGTCTCGACGACACGGGTCTTTCGGCCACCCGGCGTGCCGCAAATGGCAAGTTGCATACACCGTTGCCGCCTTCATCCGGACTGCGTTTCGAATCCGCTTCGCAGTGCGAGGTGGTGCTCGAAGACGCGGCGCAAAGATTGCGCGATACGGATATCGAGGGGATAGCCTCGGGGGCCAACCGCATCCTGATCGGGACGGAGATAATCCAGTTTCTGTCTTCGGTGTCCCTCGGAGGAGGCCGGTGGAGGCTTACCGGCCTCTTGCGTGGCCGGGGTGGAACCGAACTCGATGCATCAGCAGGTCACCAGCCCGGCTCCGACGTGACCCTCTTGGACGACAAGCTCATCAGGCTGACCTCTGCAGTTCTCTCGGCAGCCGGTTCGACTTTCTACGCTTTTGGGATCACCGACGATCAACCCGCTCGCGCTCAGATCGAGGGCGCCAACGCGTCGCTCAGGCCACTTTCACCTGTTCACGGCATAAGCGGGACTGATGCTTTCGGATCTGTCGAACTCGAATGGACCCGCCGAGCAAGGGGCGGCTGGACCTGGCTCGATGAAGTCGAACAACCACTTGTCGAACAAACCGAAGCATACGAGGTCGGGCTTGGGCCAGAACAGTCCCCCTATGTCATCTGGACTACGGGTCAGCCACGTTACGCAATTCCGGCCGAAGAGGTCGACGACCTTCGCCTCCAGTTCCCCGAAGAGCCGATTTGGGTGCGGCAATGCGGCAGCCATGCCAAGTCGCGCGCCCTCCGGCTGCGGGATGCCCTTTAG